TCCACTGCGCGTGTTCGTTAGAGAGGGAAGTCTCTAACTTTCATCGTAAGTTTATGGTCTAGACTGCACTCAAAGTGTCTCGTCTTGTACTCTTGTTCTAATGCGGTTTGGCGATCAGGGGGGATCCCAAAAGCGCGCCAGTATGACACTCGTGTTAACCAGTGTATCTCTCCATACTGTCTCTTCATCCCTTTGCCTAGATACTGCACTCCTGTCAATTGCGAAATGTCACCAACAAGAGGTGTGTACCCTTTCCCCAAGGTTACCAATCTCTGGTAAAACTCCTGGTGTACAGGTATCCCTCCGGCTAAAGCCACCCCACCTTCGCCGACGGCTGTCATCCACCGTTTGGCTAGTTTGGGAGTTGTTAGTGGTATCAAGCTCACACAATCTTTGCTTAAGCAAGTGTGAGGATTTCGCACCATGATGTGGCCTTCCGGGGTCCACACTGGTTGGGATTGGCAGAACTCTATGCGCTCAAAAACGTCCACTTCAGGTTCCCTTTTCATGTTAAATCCCATGTCTAGGAACCACTCGTGTAGGTTTTCGAGTTTGGGTAGATCCTTACGCTCTATGACTAGTACGCAGTCATCGCCGTCGTTTGCTAACCTGAATTTCTTCAAGTTTAGCTCTCGACAGTAAGCGTGCACCATCGAACTCATTAGTAAACAATTTCCCAGTGAGGTGTTCATGTCGCCAGACATCCGTTTACCTTCCACGGAGAACTCCAACCGACAGTCAGGCAAGTTGCCAAAACATTTGTTGTCGATTTGGAGGTCTAAAAGGTACCTGAAGAACTTGTTGTTGGGATAATACATCTTGTATATATTATGCTCCCACACTAAAGCAGCTTCTGAGACGTGCTGATCGAAACGACTCGCATCCAGTCCTATAGCAACTGGATCCGTGAATTCATCCCACATGGACTTGAGATGTCTGCCCCGTTCAAAGGCATTTAGCCCTTTGAACACGGTTTTACCGCCAAACATCCCAGCTATTACGTCATAAACATTTTTCTCGATCCTCTTTATGAAAGGACCCAACAACACATGATACCTAGGGGATCTAGGCGAAATGCCCCTTGGCACCGGTGATTTGCTGTCTGTGAAAGCTATCTTTTCGCATTTGAGAAACCAGTTGATGTACGAATCACTCACCCTAAATGATTTGATTCGTAATGACTGGAATGCATTTTCGTAGATGGTCCTCTTTCGGCCCACATAAGTCCCAAGGAACTGTTCCTTGGTTAATGGGGCGGTAGGTTTGACCAGCTTTCTAAAATACTCCTTCTCATGCTCCAATGTCTGCTTATAGGCAATATGGCAGGGCGCTGGTGGTCTCACCAGCTTCCCAGATTTGTCTTTCACATACAACATGCGCTCCACCACCGATGTGATTGCATTGTTGACATTAGCGTCGAAAGCTCCATAAACCAATCTGGGTGAGAAGCCCATGAGTGTGTAGAGTTTTCGACGTTTTGGTGACCCTAGGTTGTATACAACCTTCAGACGTGAGGTAAGTGGAATGTCGGGCACCGTTGTGACACTCCTACCTCGTTCTAACCTAAGGCCTCCTCAAGCGGTGGGAACCATTGGTTCCACCACTTTCTGGCCGAAGGGATTGTACCACCTCCTGTTGACGACAGTCCAGAATGGATTGTCTCTAACATGTTGGCGGTACTGAACTTCTGAATCAAGCATCATTTTCCTGGCTTCGATCTCCGCCCTGTCTGGGAGGAATGCGAAAGCTACAGCAAATGGAATGATGCGAGCTTGGTCTACCTTTCGGACATGCCTTTCCGTCATCTGGCGCACTATATATTCGCGCACCATCAGTTGATTGGCTGCTGTCCTGGACATAGTTCCGAATTGGAGCCGTGCTAAGCTGGCGTATCTGCCAGCAATTCGCGGCGTCTCTTTTAATGGAACGTCCTGAATGATGATTTGGGTTTCGACCTTCCCGTCGGACCCGGTGGTTTGCACCCGAATAGCTTGTGATGCCAGCTCTTCGGTTGCGTCTATAGATTGTGCCACATTGAATGTGGCTTCGTTTTTGAAAACATAATGTTTTCTATATTTGTAGTATTTAACTACGTCGGTGATAGCTTGTATTGCAGCAAATGCGGCGAAGTTGATCAATATCAAGATGATTATTTGCATTCTCGATAAATTAATTATCGTTTCATATAACTCGGCAGCTTTATTCATATACATTGTACTTATAACCATGAGATGAGCCATCGCCTAACCACTAGGCAGGTTACGCCAACGTGCCGTCACCCAACCACTAGGTAGGTTACACCCAAGTGCCATCCAACGTTAGG